GTTGGTACTGACAAAATGTGCTCATCTCTAAAAGTGTTGCGCGATGTTATTCCGAGCGAGGAATATGAAAAACTGCCCACTGTGGTTTTTGGTAAAATAGAAGTCCAGGATGCTGTGATTATAAAGGGGTGCAATCTTGATTGAATTTGCTGTAATAACTTGCATTTTTCTAATCGCATTTTGTATTAAAAGAATATTTAGAAAATCAGGAAGAGTTGCTAAAAAAAGGCTTATTTGGCTGAAGAGGAATGGTTAGCTATGGAAATGTATTCAAAATCATCTAAAAAAACACGTGTTGAAGAGGGGTTCAGAGGCAAGATGTATCAGTGTACTGCTGATAAGTTGACAATTGGCTATGGCCTCAACTTAGAATCAGGCATAACTGAAGAAGAAGCACGTGTAATACTTGAGATGAGGCTTGGAAAAATTGAGCGCTATCTTGCTAGAAAATATTCATTTTACAACAATATGAATGAAGCAAGACAGACCGTTATTGATGACATGGTTTATCAGCTAGGGCCTGAAGGATTCTCAAAATTCAAAAAAACAATTGATCTTCTTTATGCTGATAATTATATCGATGCATCAAAGGAGATGCTGGATAGTAAGTGGGCTAAAAGCGACTCGCCAAGCCGTGCAAGGCGAAACAGCGATGTGATAAGAACTGGTTTAGCTAGATAATGACTACATGCAATCACAAGGATATTAGGGCCAAAACAATCTGTAAAAAAACGGGCCTGGTAACTTCTTTTGTTTGCAAAAATAAAAACTGTAAGGCTGTGTTAAGTGCCGATTTCAAAGTTATCGGCACGTTAAAAAAGAACACTACTGAAGTGTGTAACTAAAAAGAGGGTAGGAAATGATAGGCAAAGAAAAAAGCGTTAAGATTGATTTGGATAAAGGGGAGTTTATTCTACCGAGTGGTCAGCGGATTAAACCGCCAACGCCTGACGTTGAGTTTTCTAAAATTAGAGTGTTTGATAAGAATATTGAATTAGCGTTTGAAAAAGCTGTTAAACAAACATATCAAGCTGTTTTTGGTATTCCGATTGAAAACGTAAATGAAGAGTTTAAGCCAAAACCAGCAGCTTAAGTTATCCACAAAAATATACATAGTACTTCCTATAACTCCATTTATAGGAAGTTAATGCACTGAAGAGATGAAAATGAGATCTAAACTTAAATCTATTGTTCAGCATGATAAAGAAATAATTTCAAATAGAATGAACCCCGATAAAAAGAAGGAACATAGCCCTAATGTTGAAAAATTAAATAATGGCATAGCTTGTCCTGCTGAAAATTGCGGTAATGAGATGACTGATTCTATACTGGGTGAAGTGATCGATGGAAATATACCCAGAAAATCAATTCACTGCAGCAAGTGCGGCCATAAAAATTTCAGGTTTATTTGATGCTAGAGACACTTTTTAGCGCTGTTGCACATTTCGACACGTTCACACCATATCAAAAAATATCTGTAATATTCGGTTTTGTGTTGCTTTAATAACGGTTGCAGGCGGAACTGCAGGGATGGCATACAAGCTTTATAAAATTCAGGCAGATAAGAGAGCTGAGAAGAATGTATTCAGTGATAGATTATCAACGGCAGAAAAAGATATCATAGCAATCAATAAGATCATTGAAATACACGGCGAACACTTCGACGTTAACGACAAGAATATTGATAGAGCATGTGAAACGGCAAGCGATGCAAATAAACACGCAATGACTGCCGCTAGATTTTCAATTAAAAATAAAAGTTAACAAACCATTATCCACCCACATATCCTGTTGGAATTTGGTATTCGGTTTCAAAAGTGGCTATATATTGACCGACGTTAGCCGAATCAGTGGCTCTTGCTACAGCTCCGTATCCGTATACACTCTTAGCTGATATGGAACTAAATTCCATGTCAGAGGATGAAATTTCATTAAGCAGGGTTACTGTAGGAGTTCCATACATCGGCTCACTAAATGAGTTGTTGCTGGCGTAAAATCTCCCAGCCTCGACCGGTGCTAGTATTTGGCTCCTGTCAACTCTATAAAGTTTTTCAAATATACTTATCTCTTTATCGTAACTACTATTTGATTGAGACGGGGCGTTAAGTCCCTCAAAGACGGAAATCTCAAACAAATCAAGCTCGGCATCGGGATAAAATATTGACGGAACAAAGGTTAATTGCATGAACGACCCAGCCTCAAATGTCTTTGAATCAATGTCAGGTAATCGACCATATATAATAAATTCCTGTATTGCACTTGATCCAGTTTGCAAGGTGAGCCCCGGAAAAGTTGTAGATGTATTCGGAGAACCATTTTTACCAAAATTTTGAAATAATCGCACAAACCACCCGTTGTGACCTGATATGTGCCTGACCTTTACTCTAGCCGTACAGAACCCGCTAAGTCTCGACAATGGAACCCTGCACCCAAGATCTATTCCGCTTGTACCGTTGCGTATCCATGAGCGTCTGATTGTCCCTAGTGACGGATCGTGAACGTGCTCCTTTCCTGTGTCGTCTGGATCGTCTGTTATTCTTCCAAGATCTATCCATGATACAAAACTTGGGTCGGCAGTCACTGTGAATGTTATTGTATCCGTTGTTATTGCTGTGATCTGATACGTTGTTTCGATATGCGTATCGGACCCGCCATTGCTGTATTTTGCAGCATCCCACCAAAAGTAATCATCTACAACAAGAGTATGATTGCCTATATTCAGTGTGACGGTAGATGCATTGAATGACGTTGCACTTAATACAGTTGTATTGAATTGTGCAGGCGGGGCTATAACGGAGTCTAGTGTGTAGTTTATATGATAATCAGACCGTGACACCTTCCTTTCATCGCCGCTATTAACTGTTTTTACTATTGTTGATGATCCCTGGTTTCCGTATATCTGCGTATACCAAGCATCTGCATGATAAACTTTTAAACCGCCAGTTCCGTCGTATGAGTCTGGATCACCAAATATTGGCAAGAGTCCGTTAAATGTATCTGTTTCTCTTGCGTCTGATCTTCTCCACGTGTGCCAGTATGAATTAATATCTTCACACTCTGCCTCCACTCCTATATTAACTCTGTTTGGATCTGATCCAGGGGTTATAGAAAGCGCAAAAATTCCACCAATTTCAAAATCAATTATTGTTATTTCTGATACTGGACTGCTTGAGCTTAATATATTTGTAGACGGATCACTTAATTGAGTGAATCCACTTTCTACGCTAGATATTCCGCGCAATGATACGCCGTCATTCCAGTTTAAGTTTGTAACTCCGAAAAAACCGGCACCATTAACAATGGGGGCTCTGCTAGAGCTTGCAAAATCTATCGCTTTTTGTATTTTTGATGTCTGATCAGATCCGCCCGCAATTGCCCCAAAACTGAAGAAATCAAAACTTTTATTAAATATCGCTTTTACTTGAAGTCCGTTATCTAAATCAAAGTAACTACCACCGTCAGTAGTGCCTGTACCACCTTCTACAACTACGCCAGTATTACCGCCTTTTCCTGATCCTTCGTAGTATTCAAACCACTCTACCTCTTGACCTATTTCAAGCTCTAGGGTTTTCATGTTTGCTATGTTTTTGACTGGTAGCAATGATGCTTTTTCTAGATCAATTATCTCTTGCTCTATCTCGTCTATCTCTAGCTGTAAAGCCGCATCTCTTTCATCAAGAAGCCCTTTGTTAACAATGCCCTTATCAGTCGAAGGAGGGTTTTTAACTTCAGGAAGATTATTTAATGTAACTTTGTTTGCTGAATTAAATTCAATGGCTGGATCAAGCGCGGGATCAGCGAAAGCCTGGAAGCCGTTTGGCGTTTCAATCTTGCCAGTTTTGGCTACGACATCCACTTCCATGTAAGTTTCAGCGCCGCCTATTTTATTCCCTAAATCAACTAATGTTGCATAGCGATTATCACCCATTTCAACGTTTAAAACGTCAGTAGCTAGCGCATCTGCATTATCTACTGTTTGCGTTCTAAAAGGCCTGTTTACTGTTGTCCCTTCTTCGGCATTAATCGTTATTGTCTTGTCTTCTAAATCAAGATCAATGTATGTTTCATCATCGCCAGCATGCGTAATCGTTGGATCAGCTTGTGGCACTTGTATTGGTTCTGGCCAATGAGTTGCATTCCACATGTCTCTAATTTGCATAGAGAATTTTTGAGCTACATAAAGATTACTCTTAACGCCATTTATCCACGGCTCACCATCAAGGCCTAGGTCAATTCCGCCTGCACTATCAACAGGCCTAGTTAATTCAGGGTCTAAATATATTGTAATCGGGCTATTTTCCGGCTCTTGATCACCGAACGCACCAAAATACACCTTACCCTGATTGGGCAACTGGCCGCCTGCTATCTCCTGAACGTTTATTCTGTATGACATTTTTTATCTCTAAGAGTTAGGGTTTGGCTGAACCATGATATATACAGGGATTTGAGTTGCCTGGCCGGAGTCTGAATTATTCCTGTAAGTGAAACTGTTACTTGTGTTTGATATTATAAATACTCTAGTACCTGTCCCGTCTTCGATGTTTATAATTGGGTAAACAGTAGAGCCTTCGTTGTGAGTGACAACGTATGTTGCACCTAAGAATTGAGTACCTTCAACCGTCCAGCCAGCGGGAGACAGGCCCTCAATTGTCGCATCTTCGTTGACTTTAAAAGAATAAACTTTTTGATTTAGTATCTGTAAGGCGTTAGCATCGGCCTTTCCATTAGCTGTAGCCGCATCTGTTACAGCATCGTCTGCCGTGCCCTGAGCATTTTCGGCTGCAGATACAGCTGTATCGGCTGTACTTTGTGCTGCTGCTGCATCTACTACAGCGCCGTCTGCTGTGCCTTGTGCATCATCTGCAGCGCTTTGAGCATCTGCTGCAGCTTCTGTGTTAGCACTTACAATAGGCGTTAATCTTTCATCAACTTCAATTATTGCCTGCTCATTGATAAACTTTTTATTTGATTCGCTTGTTACTTTCCAGCGATTACCTGCAGCATCAAAGAAGTCGTCCCACGTTCCCGTTTCCGGCGTTCCTGACTCATCAAGAACTTTATAAGCATAATAACCAAATACAGGGCCATCTAACCACCACTCTTCACGTGACTGGATATAGATTAATGATTCTTCAGTCATATCCTTTGTTTTTGCTGTAGGCCAGTCTATCCAAGTTTCATCAACCATCATTGACGACCCGTCATCAGGCACAACTTCGATTGCATCGCTTTCTATTTTTTGGTATTCATAAACGAGGCCGCCAGCTGGTGACTCTACATAAATTGAGTAAGCGTATTCAGCACATTTAGGCGTTACTCTTGGCTGATTTTTATTGCGCGCATAGCCATCGTTGTCTACATAAAATGGGTTTGAAACTGGCTCACCAGATGCAACATCAAACAAAGAAAGTTTGTTGCCATCTATTTTTGGATTAGTAAAAGGCTTGCCAATATACACCCATGATCCGGCGTATGCTTCGTAGTGTGCTGGTGGTCTAATATCCATCTTGTTCGCTCGCTAAATAATTTATTAACCCTATATTTGAAAGCTTTAACAAATCGCTTTCAGATAGAGTATCAGACCATCGCCTGAATTTTGCGGATGATTCAACTTTCTTTTCAATCTGTGCAAGTTTCCTCGATATTTCGGAGCCTTCTGCAACGCCTTCCCTTACCGACTCTCTTATCATTGCTTGAAAGTCAGTATCAGACATCATGTTCGCAGCCGCTGCAGCCCTTGGCGATTTCCTAGAAAATGCATCAGCCGCATTTTTTGCCGCCTCACCCGCTGCAAAACTTCCAGTGGCCTTTGTTGCTGCTGCACCAAGAGCATTACCTGCAAGCTTATTGATAAGACCGCTATCGTCATCAAAAAGTTTTATAGCGCCTGTTTTTATGGTGTTATTGCTTGTTTTTTGTATCTGCTTAGATATTTTATACAGGTCATTTAACATCTGTGCTGCAGGTTCTGGTAATTCTCTCAATAGTGCATTTTTTGCTGTCGGACTTCTGTATAATTTATCTAGATTTTTAAATGTTTGGTTTGCTGAGTATCCAGACTGACCAGCGCCACTACCTCTGAACAATGATCCAAGCGCACTTATCGCGGCCTCTTGCCTGAATTGCTCTGGTATTTTTTTCATCGTTTCTGTGAACTTAGCAACTTCTGCTTTAGTTGCTAAGCCTTTTGTTTTTGACTCAACAACAGACATCAGGTTATTAGTGAGCCCGTTACCTAGAATATCCTTTAAATTCTCCTGTATTCCTTTCCTCTTTATTGTTAACTGATCTGCGGCGCTCATTTCAGACTCCAAGCCATTGTTGCGCATAAACTTGCTCTGATCCTCTTTCATGGCTGCATAAAGATTTTTAAGTTTTCCGGCTTCTGCGCCTTTGAACTCCTCAATTTGGTCCATCTTTTTCCCTACTTGAGACCCTACGCGCTGCCTTTCATTTGAAAAAAGCCCGTATGTTGGCAGTGCTCCATCCTCCTTTGTTGAAAGCCTGCCATATATTGGCTTTATGTATGCCGGTAAGTCTTTAGGGTTACCGCCTACATCATCAAGCTCCCTTGATATTAAATTAATTGTATTAGAGGGCTCGAATCTCTCTCTTTTTAAAGCTGGGTTTGTTTCAGATATTCCGTTATAGATAGCGGTTTCGGCTTCATACAAATCATTTATATTGTCTTTGCTTTGCGTTAAGAATCTATCTGACAATAGCGCCCTATCATTAGTACCTCCAAGCTCTTCAATAATGCTATCAGCTCGCTTTGATACCTGCTCTATTGTATCATTGTAAGGAATTCTTAACTGTGCTCCTGGTACTGATCTAAGGCCACCTGCAACTTCCATAAATTGAGGGTTTCTTGATGTCAGTTCTGCAGGTATTTCACCAACAATTCCAAGCCTATCAAATGCATCGTACAATTCTGGATCAGCATTGACTAACGCTGCTAAATCTTCCTCGCTTGCCTTTGTTAGCGTTTCTGCAACTTTTTCACCAGCTTCCTGCGTGTACTCTCTTGGCTGTGCGTTGTCAGTCCTAAGCTCATCAACTTGGCCCTGCAGCTTTGCGGCCTCGACATCTCTTAGTTTTGCTTGCTGCTCTGGTGCCTTAGACAGAGCTTTACCGCCAAACCATCCAAGAGCTTCAAGCATGGCTGTAGGAATTGTATGAGCTGCTGCTGCAGCCGCTGGGCTCCCTGTTTTCTCAAGAACAAATTCACCTAATCCCTGCTCAGCTCCTGATATTGCATCAGTAACAGGTGCAAGCGCATCACCAACATTCTGCATGTATTCCTTACCAGCTCTTGAGCTTGGCTGCACTGTCAATGTATCCCTTACGCTTTCAACAATGTCCGCTCCTTGACCCTCTTCGCCAGGAAATGCAGAGCCAATAACGCCAGCAATGCCAGCGATTGGCTCGGCTATCATACCGCTACCAATGGCTGCACCAACTTCAAGAGCGCCGCCCACTTTTTCCCCTGCCGTAAGATCTTTAGGCATTGAATTATAGAGCTCCATAGCCCTTAATCCGGTCTCTATATCGCCTTCTTCCTTGGCCTGCCTCGCCACTTCTAAAAGTTGAACCCTATTCACTTTAGGAGCCCCCTGATCCAGGCCTGTACCGCCTTGATTCTCTTCTGCTAGCAGATGGATTTGATCGATTGCTTTGATTGTCGCTTTGCACGCCTTCCGATTCAGCCGCTTTTATTTGCCGCTCCAATTCACTAAGCTTATCTTTTGCCGTGACTGCCGTTTTATTTTCCGCAGTTCCAGCAACTTCATCAAATTCAAATTTAGATGGTAGCCTTTGCATTAACTTTGATACAAATCCTTTGTTTAGGGTGTCGCCATAGGTGTTTAGATAGCTGTCAGTTACACCAGTTGATGAATCTATTGCTGAATTTGCAAGCTCCTGTGCTGTTCTTACAAACCCCTTCATTGATGGTATTGATACGCTTTGACCTGTTGCAAGCTTGTTGTATACATTTCTTACCGCTTCTGGAACTCCGCTCGTCTTTTCTGCGCTAGCATATTCGCCTTGCATTACCGTTGAACCAGGGTCTAATGTTTTCATGAATTTGTAAACAAGGGCCATCGCAGCTTGGCCTGATGCCTTTGTATTCTTTTCAGCTAAAGATGTAAGCCTATCCAAATCCTGAGCTGATGACCTTACCTTTTGAGAGTCAGAAATCATTTTTGTAACATCGCTGTTTATATCTCGACGCGTTTTAGGATCAGTTTCAACTTGAGGTGAATTTATTTTATTTAATATTTGTTCGCTTGCTGAAAACTGACCTGTTGATGGGTTGAATGCATAACCTGACATATCGCCAGTGCCTTGCTTCATTTTTGGTGCTTCAGGTATCAAGTTGCTAAATCCTGCACGCTTAAAACTGTCAAAAATAGCGGGGTTTAAATCCTTTGCCGGTATTTG